GACATCATCGCACGGGGCGATCCCGTCATGGTGGTTGTTGACTTGGTGCGCCAGCCTCCTACCGGGCGAATTGTCCCTGACGTAAAGCGCACTAAATTGCAATCGTACCAGCGGCCTTGAGATTGGAGCTGTGTCCCGTTCCGGTAAATGCCGGGCGGCGCTTTGATCTCAAAGTTCGCCATTATCAGCCCGTATTATTCGTATAGGAGTCACCAACCGAGACGCCAGTAATCGTGTATGTAAGACCGCTCACCGTGTCGGTGACGAGGCATTGCCACGTTTCTAACCGGCTATCAGCAGTGGCTTGCGGAACGAGATAATCAACGGTCCAAGTCGGGGATGCTAATGCCGTGTTATCAATCGTAATCGCGCCAGATGATGCGCTAGTACGTGACCACAAATACGTCATAGACCCGGATATCGGGCCGCCACTGGAAAAGGTTGCAGTAGTTGTCGGGTGCGATACTCGATGGATAGTCTGGCCAGCGCCCGTACCACTTGCGCCAGAAGTAGTTGCAGATGAGGCGGTGTAGACAAACGAGCCGAGATGCTGCGAGCCGTGGAATTTATTGACCGAAATCTGACCGGAAGTCGGCAAGCTTCCATTCGTACCAGTCGCCCCTGACTGAACATAAGAGCCGCCAGCGTAGTATTCCGACATGCGGATAGGGTTGGAGCCGCCAAATTCTGTCTGAATGTCAGAGAATTTTACTTGGCCGCTTGATGGTAACGCCATCAGGCTGCATTCGCCTTCAAGGAGTCTACTTCGGACGAAAGCTCTTTGACAGCCTCAACCAGAACGGCAACGAGGCGATCATATTTCAGCGTCAACAGGTCCATCTTTGCCACGTCGCTAATCGGTGCTCGGGCGATGACTTCTGGAACTACGGCATTGACTTGCTGAGCCGATAGCCCGATCTGTCGCTTGCGCTCATAGCCGAGTGAAACCGCGAAATCGTTCTCCTCATAGTAGAACCCGTCCAACGCCTTGATGATTCCGAGCGCATTGCTGATAGGTCCAAGCCTCTTCTTCAGGCGCTCATCAGAATAGAACGCGATCACGTCGCCCGTAGCGGCGATGTACCCGGCGCCCGCGCTGGTGGTGCTTCCGACAAGAAATGAGCCATCAGACGCGAACCGCGCCTTCTCAGCTGTCGAACCACCAACGGCAACGGCAACCACGCCGCCAGAGGAAATGGCGAGATTCGAGGTAGTGGAAATGAAGGCGTTGTTGGCTACCAGAATACCGCTTGTCGTGTACCCTTGGCCGCAGATGCCAAATCGTGCTTGGTGCAGGCCGTTATAGGCATTGAATAATGACCTGGCAGAGCCCGATACGTTTGCATTCGCTAAGACAACGGAAGAATCCGCATTCTGGCTCTGAGTGATGTCCAGAATATTCGTTGGCGTCATGCCGATGCCGAGCTTGGTCAGTCCGGCAATACCGCCCGATCCCCATGTCCCACTATCCGCAAAGGTGGCCGTACCCGAGGCCGTGAGAGCCGCAACAGTGACTGTTCCGGTGAATGTTGGATTGGCCTTCGGCGCGGCCAGGCCAGCGTTCGTGAACATCTGGGCATCAATGGCAATCGCCATATTGTTAAGCTTGGTGCCCCAGGTATCCGCATCCGCGTTAACGGTCGGATAGGTCCAGCCATAGTTGGCGGTTGTACCCATTGATTTCCTTTAGATATTTACGAATTGCGGGAACTTCCGCATCGGTCTAGTGTTTGCTCGCCGCGTGGTTGCGTTGTCCGGCAGGGGAACACTGCGATGACGCGCGCCTTACGCCGATTGATCCTATTTCCGCTCGCCTTGGCATGACCATTGGCCGGGATACGCAAATCTCACTTAGGCGTTCTCTATTACTTCGCAAGCGGGTTGAATTACCTATTCTAGCAGCTTCCGCCGAAGTTGCAGGACGCGCCTGTCAGAAGGCTTTTATTGCCAGTGCTATTAAGCGTCCCAACCGGGACATTCCCAATGTCGAAATTATATGGCCCGCTTGCTCCGGTTTTATCCATGTAATTGTTATTGGCATTGAGGGTTGTGATGATGCCGGGATAAGCGCTTACGGTCAGAAATTGAGATGTCATGTTGACTGTATCAGTCGAGTTGGACACCAGATATGTCCCCGTTCCGCCTGCGCCAGTGCAAGCCACGCCTGCGCAAGTTCCACCGAATGCGCTGATAAGAATTGGTATCGAGCAGGCCGTGCATTGCGCATAATACCCTGCCGTCACCACGCCAGTTCCCACGGATGTCACAGTCATAACACCACCTGTCATGGTGTATTTGATCGTTCCGGAGCTGGTATTTCCTTGGCTCAGAAAGCGGACAAGAGCATTCGTGTTGGTGCTGCTATTCGGCAGTGAATTATTGGAAACAATGACGTTATTCGAGAGCGACACATAGGTCGCCGTAACCTGGCCCGCAGCGCCCGACTTCTGCGTGAAGTAGTCCATGGTGCCGGTGCCGGAATCATGCGCGTATTGATCCCAGTAGACAGTGTTGAAATCCTCAACAAAGCTGTTGGTCGTTCCAGGAGAAGGGCTGTTGAAGATGAAATTTACGTGCTGCCCATTGGCACTGATGATCTTTTCATAGTTCCAACGCGCGTCTGCTTCATTGGACGATGATGCAAACTGCCCTGATTCGAGGTTTACGTTATACTGGAGAACAAGCGGGCCAGACCCACCAGTCGCTATTGGTCCATTTTCGTTTGTTTCAACTGGCCCAGTTGTAACTGTGAAGGGACCGAGAGTTCCAAGCGATGAGCTAAGAGTCCAGACCAAGCCAGACCCTGAAGATATTTTTACTCCGGTCCCGCATCCCGCGCATTTGATATATTGGAACGCTCTAACCGTGCCGCTGTTTATGGAGCTGTATGTAAGCGTCGTCCCGGAGATCGAAGCCGTACCGCTGGATTGATCAATAAATCCAGGATCGTTTGCGGTCCCATAAAGGTCCGCATTCATCTTGCATCCATCGTCGAAATCGAAGGTGCTGTTCGTAACTGTGATACCGCCGCCTACGCCGCCTGTGCCAGCGGTGCGGACCATGCCGCTGCCTTGATAGTTGCGGCAGTTGTCTGCCGTCATCGTGAAGTGGCTGTTGTTTATAACCAGCGGCTCGTTATCCGCGTAAATTCCCCAGCCATTGAAACGAAGGCCAGTGAGATTCACACCGTTTACGCATCTGATCCAGTGCGATGCAGGGACGAGAGTGCACCCAGCCGGAACATTGGTGGATACGTCCAATAGCGTGTTGTCCGGGGCAGCGCCGATTTTGTAATCCACGCCGGCAACATTCCACGGCGGCCGGGTTGCATAAGCACCTTGCCCGCTCTGCTGGACTGTCGAAAAAAATGTTGAGTTCTGGAAAGACGCAGTGGCTAACTGAGACCCACACCCGTCACCAGGAGTCCCGGCACCTTGTGGGCACGGAGAGGCGCCGCCAGATGTGCTACCGCGAGGCCTGCCGTCAGCCGGAGAGGCGAATGCGGCTAAAAGCGCAAGAAATGCAAGGGCAGCTATCCTCACGGAACACTCGTGACCGTGAACATGGCAATGAAGTTCTTAAGCGCGGAGCCGTTGGACGAAGTGAGGGTTACGGTCGGATTAGTCGGCCATGTGCCGTATGTCAGACCGGTCGTTCCATAATTGAGCCCGATCTGACCGGCATTCGCGCCAATGCCTGACATGCCAGAACCGCCCAGCAAGTAGCCGTTCAAGCTGTCATTTGTGATGGAGAAATTTTCGAATGCTGCGGTCGTTCCGCTGCACATCGCGCCCATGAAGTAGAGAGTGTTTGCCGTGAGCTGTAGCGACACAGACCCGGAGATATTGCCGGCAGATGTTGTGGAGATGTTCGCCGTGCTCGCGAGCGCTGAGCCTGTCGGTTTATTCGTGGTAGCGTTAGCGGCGTATATGGCGAACTGACAATTCTGCCCGCTATCAGCCGTAATGAGTTTTGAGCCAATGGCGCTGAGTGTCAGCGTCTTATTGACGTAGAGCGGCATCCATGTGGCGTTTGTGTTTCCGAACGCGCCACCAGTCGAAAGGGCTACATAAGGCTGAGCCAGATAGGTATTGCCGGCGATATAATTGGGCAACGCAGGCGTGAACGTGCCGCCACAGGCCGAGCCCGCATCGACCGTGTTTCCGTTCGCATCGAACTTGACACAGTTGTTCGTAGTCGTGCTGCCGGTCGAAAGCTGCGTCTTAACTCCGTTGCCCTGAACGTCGCGCCCGCTCACATAGAGCTTGCCGGCCGCGTCAGTGGTGACGGTGTATTTGGAGCCAGCAGGAAGGGTGACGCTGCCGCCCGCGCCCGTGGTCGATCCGGCCCATGTGATCGTGTCTGGTGATGTCGCCGTCAGCGTGACGGAATTGGTATTGGCGTCGATATCCAAGCCGCCATTGGTGCTCAGACCAGACGAGGCCGGGACAGTGATCGTGCGACCCGATCCTGCAATCGTATACTGCGTGAAAGCAGACCAGGATGCAGCGTTCGTGGTCGGATTCGATCCCGTGACGACAGAAACCACACCAGCCGGCGCAAACGATGATGGGTTATAGGAGCTATCCTGGAGCGTCTTGCCGCCCGTGCCGTTGAAGCTGGGGAAATTGCCGGAGGTGGACGACGCTGGGCCTGTGACATTGCCCGTGCCGCCAGAGCCACCACCAATGATGACTTGGGCTTGGGCAGATTGGGAAAGAGCAAATACCGTTGCGAGCGCGAGAGCCTTTATCCGCATCTTATTCGTCGCCCTCAAAGCCAAACCAGCGGTGTCCGGTCGTAGCGGCGAAAACGCTTATGGCCGCTGTATCCGTCTGGCCTGATGGCGTGCAGGCCTGGGCACCAGCCTGGAGAATGGTGCCGGCAGTGGCAGATGCTGTCCCATTGGACCGGACTGAAAGGATCTCAGTCGCAGATGGATCATTCTGAATGCACCAGATTTTGCGGGAAGCGTTCGAGTCGATTGCGTTCTGGGCTATTCCTCCAGTGGTTACCGTCCCGCCTTTGTCCGTGGCCCTGTAGGTGCCGACGCCGCTAGAGAATGAGCCGGTGACGGGGAGCGGCTTCGATGGCGACACTGGCACAGGGCCAGTCACGGTCTGGCCAGACGAATTTACGGTGGTATCGTTGTATTGAACGGGCTCCGCTACTGCCGAAACGGTGAGCGCGAGCAAACAGGCCCCGACAAGCAGGGCACGCTTTGAAAGCCGCATTATCGGATTTCCTTTACGAGTCTGTGAGGATGTTCCAGCCGTACCGGATGTCTCGGCTTAACGGCACATCGGTGCGCAAAGCCATCTTGTTGGTCGGCATCGGGTCGGAGTTGCAGATGTCGTCTATCGCTGCGGTGAACAGAGTTCCCCACACAGTGGCGCGATCATCGGCTTTCAAATAAGGGGCAGAAGCGGTCAGAGCGCCGTAGAGATAGGCGTCTGGATAATCCGTGAGAATCCAGTTTGTCGGATTGCTGACCGATAGAGCGGTAAAGCGAGCGAGATATGTTAAGCCGGCGGTATAGGCCTGGTCAGCAGCCGGGAATATCTGAAACTGCGACCCAACAACCGTGTACCACTTCGGTGTACCGGACCATCGGTTAAGTGCCTTCTCAGCCTGCAAATTGTCATTCTCAATATAATCGAGATCAACAATCGGGCTCGTCGTCAGAGATAGTTCAAGCGGCCCAAGCATATCCGTTGGGACGTTGGCGAACTCCGCGCCAAGCGCAAAGGACACATTGCTCTTGGCTACCAACCGGCGCGGGAAGTCCATGCCCTGCTTGATACGCGAGATGAAACGCCGAGCCATTTGCGCTTCGGCAATCGTGATGAAGTCGGGAATGGATGATGTGAGATCATTCCGGTTAAGGAAGTCGGCAACACTCGCCTTCAGGCCGTTATAGGTGCCATCAAGCATGTAAGCGTAATCCTGCAAGAAATGGTGACGCCAGCCTTTGGAGCCAGCGTCACCAGTTGGGAGGTTAGTTAGTTATTGTGCTGGCGGCAGGCCAAGCCGGCACGGAGCGTCTTGTAGCCATACAAGACATCAAGACGAGCGGGGAACTTGTCGTTGTTGATGTCGTACGCGCGGACAATACGCATCGAGATGCCGTCGAACACTTCGCGGGCCGAGAAGTCCACGCCCTTGGGCATGACCAAGTCGGCGGTCGCGAAGGCGAACGCGCCTTCCTGATACAGCATTGAGGTTCCAGTGGTGGCAGACGCCGTGCCCAGGAACGAGATCGCCGCGGTGGCCGAGGTGGCCGGGATCGAGCAATTCTGCTTCGCACCGCCCAAGACAATGGCAGGGCTGAAGGCAATCGTAGTCGTGCCCGAAGTCTGGTCGGCCGTGCAAACGAACTGATGCAGGGTCGTGGTCGCCACCTTCGTTTCCGGATGAACACGGAACACGTTGGCAATGGTGAACACGTCGCCCTGCTTCAGAGCGCCGGAACCGCTGGCCACAGTGATGGACGAATATGCCGTGCCATCGGTCGCAAGCGCCGAGGTGCGGGTGTCCGTGGTATAAGCGGTATTGCCGGCGCCGCGGGTGAAGTTCGGCCACATGGTGTTTTCCATGAAGTCGTAACCCGCCGCACGGCCGACATAACCTTCCTTGAACTGCTTGGCGATGGACGATTGATCGTTAAAGAGGGTCTTGGTGTCTTTGACGATGTCGGACATGTCCTGCGAGTTGAGGTTCGCAGTGCGCTTGTTCTGCGGCGCCAAGGCATTGTTCATGATAACGCGCCCGTCCAGGATCTTATTGTAGGTGGCCGAGCTACCGCCGTTCCAAACCGAGTTGTGAACATCCTTGAACATGTTCATTGCGTCGGCTTCGATATTGGCGGCCAAGACAGACATGGCAGGATCAAGAATGCGATCCGCGAAGTCATCAAGGGAAAGGGTCAAGTCAACGCTGGTGAAGTTCAGGTCAACACCCTTCTGGGTGGCAACCTGCAACGAAACGCTGGATTCTACGGTATCCTGAGCGGTCAGAGTGGCGCCACTGCGAACCACATACTGGTTCGGCAGACGGATTTTCAGTGTGTCACCGATCTTCGCGCCTGACTTGGCATAGCTGTCGTCATAGTCGCGAGTAATCGAGCCGACAAAGTTCAGCTTCTGATGAAGGATCATCAGCGCCTTACGAGTGACGGCAGTGGGAGTAAGAATCGTATTCGACATAGTTGATTGTGGTCCTTAGAGAGGGTTACCGACCCTGCTTCTTGGCCATTCGCTTGCGCTCGTATTCCATCCACTCAGTGGTGGACATGCGTTCCGGGTCTTTCGTGGTGGATGCCGATTTGGCTCCGACCTCCGCAGCCGGTCGAACTGCTTGCTTGGCCTCAATGCGCTTTTGGGTCGCTTGTTTGGCTTCGTGTTCATCCCAAAGACGCGCCTTATTGAGTGCCTTGACGAATGCCGGATTGCGGAGTGTCGCGTCGGCCATCTCTTGTTGAGACAAGCCGTTTGCGGTTCCGTATTTCGCAAGCTTCAAATCAAGGTCACCGCCAGGCGACCATTCGGGGAGTATTTTCTGTAGCTCCGCCTGCACTTCTTGGGCTCGCGTGGCGCGGGCGCGCTGCGATTCCATGGCTAGGCTTTGCTCTTTCTCGGTGGCGGTCTTTTCCGCCGCGCCTCTTGCATCCTTCAATTGCGTGAAGGTGCGCCAATGCGCTTGTGCTGCTGCTGGATCCGTGGCTTCCAGGGTTGCCCAGTCAACATTTTGGTAACGCGCGAGCTGCGCGTCATAGGCTTTTACGTCCGCCAGGGCTTCCACATATTCTTTGTGGACCGTGGTGGAGCTTTCCCGCGTAGCCTCGAAGGCCTTGCGCTGTTCGGCAAGCTCCTGGGTCTTACGGGTATAGTCGGCGTGCCTAAGGAAACTATCTTTGAGAGCCTTGGGGACGCGAACCTTTAGACCGTCATGGTCGATTTCCTCGGTGTCATCGACAACGGGCTCAGGAGCCGGTTTAGGCTCTCCATTCTCGTCTAATTCGACTTCCGGGGTTTCGTTCTGTTCGGTTTCGGGTGCGTTATTCTCGACTTCGGCACTTTGGACAGGGGCGTCCGCGGCAACCGGATTGGTCGCTTCATTCAGGCTCATGGATCCTCAGGGGTAAGCGCAGGCCGGGATGGCTTATTGCGCGGGGAGATGCGAAGGCTTATTGGCGTCCGCAACTACTTTGAGACGCTTGGTTTCAGCGTCGAATGCTTTGATCTGGTTAGTCTGCTGATCGACAGTCGTGCTGGCCTGAAGCGCGGCGATGGTCTGCTCTGCGGCTACGAGCTTCTGCTGCAACTGCCCAACAGTTTGCGCGACCTTGGCCGGGTCCATGCCCTGAGGCTGTTGCCCCTGCCCCATTAGGTGATCCTGAAGGACTTTGAGGCGGTCAGCGATCTTGTCTGCACCTGGCCAATCCAGATTCTCTGCCAGAAGATCACCAATGACAGGCGCGGCCTGCGGGAATGCCCGCAAGAGCTCCATCATTTGGTTCGCGGCTTCTTCGCGCTGCGTCGTGTAGCTTGGGCCAGTTTCAACCGTCAGATCATACTTGCCGGCAGTCAGGTCAAAAACGCGGACAAGGTTCGGATCAATCTGCGGAGGCAATTGCTGCGGGTCCACACCGGGCGGAAGTGGCTGCGGAGGCACGGAAGGTTGCCCAGGCTGTGTGGGCTGCACAATGACAGGCTGATTGACCGGGACATTCTGAGGCTCGCCATCATCGCCCATGACCCGGATAATGCGCTCAGAGCTATAGACATGCGGAATAAGATCGATAATTACGCGCCCAGCATGGCGAATTGACCGGGAAAGATTGTCGATGAAATGGAAGCTTGAAATATCCCCTTCTCGTTGGCGGGCCATGATGGCGCGGCCAGAGGTTTCATTGGATTTGGCGCCAAGAGAAGCATCGTAAAGGCCCATGATGGCCTTCATGTCGTCCGAGGCGTTCAATGCCTCTTGAAGATGGCCTGCCGGCACGCCCGCAAAAGGCTGGCGCTGAGGAGCGTCTGTCCCGTCAAATTCGATATGAGTATGGCTCTGGGTATTAGCAGTCGCCCATTTGGCCGCATCTGTCTTAAATGCGCCCTTCTTACCGATCCAAGGCGCTTTCGGGGCTAGGGCAACCAATTCTGTGGCAGCCGTGCGCCAGTAGTTGAACATCTGTTGCGGGTCTTTGGCGTCCCGCACCATGGAGCGCAGATACCGCTTACCCTCTACGTTGATGTCCTCGCCATATACCGGGATAATCGGGATGTACTTGCCGGCCCAATCGACCGTCTCAAGTACTTCCGCGCCGGTCATGACATACTGCTTGACCTTGTGCGTCGGCACCTTACGGGATTGGCCCACAACAGAAAGTTGGGAAGCGTCGAACCTGTCTTTGTTGGCCTTGTAGACGCTGAGATCGACAACCTCGCCGTTGTTTAGGGCAATGATCTCTCGAATTGCTTCTTCGCGGCACCAATACTCCGCGATCATAACGTTGTCGCCCTCAAGCCAGGGCTCGCGAAGGCCGATATAGCCTTCAGATTTCCAATCTACGGGATCTGCGCCCTTGTATTTCTTCTCAAAGGCCGCTTTGGACATCGTGTCCACGACAAACGAGGTATTCCAGTCTGATGAATCGTGCGAAGTGCTGTAGGGGTCGCCGTAAACGCTGAACGGATTGGCTACGCGCCTGATCCGAATGTCCTGGTCGAATGTGTCATCATCCGAATAGGCCAGATTTATGCGGAAGTATCCAAACCCGCCCGTTACCGCGTACTCAAGCGCCGTATCGTAGGCCACATCAGCATCACTGGTAGACTCGATATTGCGTATGAGACCGTTGATGATCTCAGCCGTCTCTTTATCGGCTTGGCTATCGACTGGGTGGACGTTGATCTGTGGCGAGTTCTGGCGGGCGTCGTTAACAACCTGACGGATAAAGCTGGGAAGGCGATTGATCGTCAGGCACGGGCGACCGTCCTGTTGACGCTGCTTCTTGACTTGGTCGGGCCATTGCTCTGCCAGGCGGGCAAACCGGATATCGTCAAGCGCAGCAATACGGTTCTCATTCTCGCGCTCAACGCATAGATCAAAGTTCTCTATTGCGTCTTCGAGAATGTCCTTATCGCTCAATTAGCCCATCCAAGAAACAGGTTGCGGCACCGATGATTTCCGTTCTTGTTCGGGTTCTTCGTAAACGACACACATAAGGCCGAAGCTGTCGGCACCATGGCTAGACCAGTCATGCTCTGGACCAAGTCCAATACCGCGATCATCGTCTTTCTTTTCGTGATACCAGCCCAAGGCATCCCGGCCGCCCTCTGTGGTGGCCTCGTTGAACCAGATGCTAGGAAATAGCCTGCGAGCGGATTCAATCCGCATCGAAGCAGCGCCTTTGCCCTGGTTGGGCACGACCGTCACTTCGTAGCCCGCTTCCTTCAGCGCGCTTTCGTAGGAAACGTCATAAACCTTGTCGTTCGTGGCGCCATCGTGTGGAAGCCAGAACTGCGCCCTGTCCGGTAAATACCCTTGCGAGCGGCACCAATTCAGATGAGCCGCTAATGGCTGGCCCACAGCCTCATAGTAGTTGAGGACGCGGATCTGAAGGCCAATGAATTGACAGGCCCAGATCGTGAAGGCGTCCGCCCTTGCTCCAGTGCCACCAATGTCCACAAACAACCGAATGGTCATCAATGGGTCGGCAGCTACCGGGCCTATGCGGCCTTGCGCCTTGGCCTCTGTGAGGCATTTGGCGTAATACGCGCCCTCAACTATCGTCACGAAATCGCCTTCCCATACATGCTCGTATTGGTCAGGACGCTTCTGTTTGTCTTCTAGCCGCGTCTTGTTGAGAATGGCCGGGAACCAAGGATTATCCCGCCAGTTCAACTCAACAATCTTCGCGTCTGCCGGCGGATCTTGCCGAAACCGCTTATGCGTGGCGCTGTTCTTGCGCTCAGGATTCCAGTTAACCCAGATTTCTGACCCGTCCTCACGGACTGTCGGGATCGCCTTCATCCAAGCCGTCTCAGAGACGGGCTCAGCCTCGTCAACCCATAAGAGCCGAATGCGGGCCTTGGATTTGATACTGTCTAGGTTATGGCGAAGGCCTATGAAGGCGTATTCAATTCGCCCATCTTTGGTGCGGACGAACTTTTCCCCAACCTCGTAATATTCAGCTAACCAGGGCTCAGAGGCGATTGCCGCCTTAACTTCCGCCAAGCTGCTTTCGTCCAGTGAGTTCATATACTCACGGCCGCAGACAATGACGCCTGGCATATTGGCCTGGGCAAACCTAAGACCCCAAACCGCAGTCATCTTGGCGAATGAGCGGGTCTTGGCGGACCCTCGCCCGCCGTAAGCCCCCCGGTACATCGCCGGTCCCGCGAACACGGCAACTAGCTTTGCCGGTAGCTCAACCCGTGGGTTCGTCATGCTTGGGCTGGATAGGAACCATCTCAATCATGGCGAAAGCGACAGGGCCACCGTTAGGGCCGGAATGTTCTGCCTGGATCTTCTCCCCGTATTTCTTGGGAGCGACCTTTGACGCGAACCACTTTCGGCTATCGACCCTTAGCCTAGAGCGTTGGACATGCTCTCCGTTTAAGGTCCACCCGATATTCTGGCCGTCTGAATTTTCACGAACCATCCAATCGTTCGTGCCGTCATCTGAAATCTCAAGGATTTCATCCACTAAGGCGTCTGCTTGCGCCTCCCTCGCGCGCGCGTATTGGTCGCGGAATGTCTCGTTGGAAGCGAGCCAGCGAAACACCGTGGATTTATCCGGCATTTCATCGGCGGAACAAATTGCCCTGAGACTTTGCCCGTCCGCCAGCTTGGCGCAAATATCGGCTGCAAGTTTGTCTGTGTAATCTGACGGCCTTGCCATTTGTAATTACGCCGCTTTCCTTGGCCCGACATTCCGTTCGTTTACCCGTGCCGATTCCTGTGGAACCATGCTGTAGCCAAAGGCCCAGACATTCACGATGCGATAGGGCGAATTTGCCAGCTTCTTCCGAATCTTACAGATGAGAACGTCGATGATCTTGATGTCGAGCTCTTCATCGGGCCGGCTGAAATAGGCAGCGTCCATCAGGCTTGTGCGGCGAACGTTTTGGTTCAGCTTGGCATATAGCAGATCCGCCATAATCGTCTCGGTCGGCGTCAGGTTGTATTCCGCCCACCTGTTTTCGACCATTGGAATGGCATAGGCCCTGGAAAAGACAGCAAGCTGGTCGCTGAGGTTTTCGTATCTGGGAATGTTCCCTGACACAGCGGCAGCCTTCATATCAGCCAGGAGCTTCTCAACTACGGCGAATGCGTTAACCTCAGGCATTGCGCTGAGTAATCTCTGCGGTTTCCCACTCATAGTTCCCTCTCAGAGCGAAGTTGGCTCAAATGCCCCTGCGAAGTCGGGACAGCGCTTCGTCTGTGTCGCGCATGTTGCTGAATGCTTCGTCGAGCTTGTCTTGTATCTGACCGGATAACCCGGAGCGGCAGGGCCGGATTTGGCCCGCAGTCGTTGCGGGGTTTGGAGGACTCTCGCCAAGCAGGCGACTGGACAGCCGAGCAGCATTATCGCGCTGAACAGCGGTGAAATTAATAAGTTCGTCGAGCCGTGCCGATATGCCCTCTAGTTCAGATTGCTCCGGAACGGCACATTCTGGCAGCCCGCCAATGTGGGCTTTTCCGTAAACGTCATGCTGATATCCGGCTGATTTCGCGGTGTTCTCGTACATATTTTCCCTCTTCAGTTGATTACAGCGAATAGATTTTGCTGCTAGGCGCTTTGCCTGGCCCCTGTGGCGCTGCGTCGAATGTGTGACCCGCTAATACCTGCCGCACGCACTCGTCTTCCGCCTCTTCGATCTGGTCGAAGTCTTTAGGGACGAGTGTGGCGAGCTTTGGCACGGGCTTG